CCAGCGCCATCTTCATCGCGTGTAGGCTCATGGCTGGCTCCCGTTCAGATGGCGCTCAATGGCGCGGGCAAACACTCGCAGTTGCGCGCCCAGGTCGCCGGCTTGAATGGCTTCGATGCAATCGCGGGTGGCCCACATGCCAAGGATTTGTTCATCCGTCAGCGCAGGCCGGGCGCGGGCGGCTTGCCATGCTTCCCAAGCGTAGTGCTTGACTATCAGAACCATTGGCTCGTCCAGGTCTTCACCCCACCACGCCTCAAACGCCTCCCTTTCCCCTGTCGCTGCCGCCGTATTGGCGGGGGATGCGGGAGCGAACTTGCCATCGCGGATTGCGTCACCAAAAGCGGTCGTTTCATGGCGACCGAAGCCGGAGGGGCGGACAAGACCGATTTCCGCCAATCGCTTCATTTGGTCTTTTGGCACATCATGGCCATCGGCGCCCGAGTCTTCGCAGCATTCGCAGAACCGATTGAATGCCGCTATTTCGTCAGGCGCGATTGCAAATGGCAGTTCGGCGCTCATTGTCCTGCCTCCCTGGTGGCGATGGCGGCGTCAATGGCGTCATCGAAGTGACCGGCGCAGCTCCCGCGCATGACGTTCTCGGGCGCTTTTGGCATTTGGATGGTGAACCACGGATAGTTCTTCTCGCCGTCGCGCAATGCTCCGATGCGCATGCGGACTTCCCGGTAACGCTTGGCGTCTTTCGCATCCCTCTCTTGCATGCCAGCGCCAGCCGCAAGGGCGCGAGCATTGCCGTAGGCGCGGAGTTGGTCAGCAGTGTGTAGCGGGATTTTGCCGCGTAGTGCTGCGCCGGTTTCTGTCCACTTCACGAAGAATGCGACCTCGCCCTTGCTGGCGTTGGCAACCGGCTCCGGCAACGCCACTTCCCCAGCCTGCGCCTTTGTATCCGAACCTTCCCGAATGTGGAAAAGCTCGGCCACTTCATAGGGGCCTTCCTGCGTTGCTGAAATCTCAGATCGGCGCACACAGGCTTCGGCTTCCTCGCGTGTTCTGTATGGGACGTATGAATTACTGTCCACTTTCCAGTTCGCCCATCCTGCTCTTACCATGTCAGCCTGCGCTTGCGCGGAATGGTCTGCCTGCGCGGGAGGATGGGCGGCAAGGGCTTCCCGAGCAGCGGCCATCCAGCCTGCAATCACGAAATCCGAGTTATCGGGTTCCTTGACGCCTGAGCGCACGATTTTTACCAGCGCCCGTATCTGATCGCCGGTCGGCCGGCTTGGCGCTGCTGGTGCTGCCGCGCTGTCGGCTGGCTGGGCGGCGTCCCAAAAGAGGTGATCTTCGACCATGGCGGCTAACTCGCCGTCAGTGCTGTCTTCTTCTTGTTCTGCGTCGCGGCCAAGCGTTACGCATTCAGGACCAGTCACGCACCGATTGTTGACGCAGCTACGGCAATTGCCATCGTCGGTGTGAGCGGCTTTCAATTTCTCAATGGCGGCGAGTATCGGGCCAGCACCACCAGCTTCGTCGGGGTCGATGCCCAGCGCCGTATCAATGGCGGCAAGGCTGCGCACCGCGTCTTCAAACATGCGCTTGTAATCGTCGGCTGGCAGCGCATTGCCTGCGCTGGGGGCGGCGGCAAGCGGCGTAAGACGATGAGGAGGGACGTTGATGTAGCGGTCCTGCTGCTTCTCGGTCGGATGGCAAAGGTCGAACGTACCGGGGCGGTCACCAAGCGCGTAAATTTTGTATTGCGTGCCGCCGAAGTACACCAGCATGCCGACCTTGTAGTCAGGAACCAACTCCCACTTCCAGCCCTCTGGTACGGTCATTCCCCCTGCTGCCGGGGCGGGGGAGGCGCGAAGGTGGGCAATGGCGGCTTCCACGAACTGATAGTCGTTGCCCATGTAGTGTCCCGCTGCCTTCATGAATGCCTCAAGGCCGGCAAGTGTCTGTTCTTTGCTCAGTTCCATTCTTCAATCTCCCTTAGAAGGCTTTCAGTGGCGCGGCTTCAATCGCAGAAGCAATGTCGGGATAGCCGCGGTTCTCGGCTCGGGCCATCAAGTCGGTCAGCAACAAACTGGCTATGCGTCCCGACTCCGCTTCCAGGCGCAGCGTGTTGCGTTCGTCACGCAAGGCCGCCACATCGGGGCACCATTCAGCTACGCGGGTGATGGTTTCTTCTTTGTAGGCGTTCACGCCGCCTCCGCGATTTCCAGCGGCTTATTCACGAATGCAAAGACGCGCTTGGGGTTGCTCTGGTGGCCGGTGAAGCGTTCCACCCGCAGAAAGCCGGCGTTGATGAGCGCGGTCACCTTGCGCTGCAAGGTGGCGCCCTTGGGCTGTCTGTACTGTTCCGGCTTGTCCATGCAGATCGTGAAGCACTCGCAGTCGGCAAAGGTCACGTATAGGTCAAGCAAGAAGCGCTGGTTGGCGTCGGACAGAGCCAGGTATGCGGGAGACTCCAGCACTTCCAAGGGGATGCCCAGGTAGCTCATGCCGCCTCCTGGCGCAGGACGTCTTCGTTGTCCTTGACCATCGCGGCAAAGGCCATCAGGTCCGCTTCCAGCTTTTCAATGAATGCCTCGTTGCGCTCGACCCGTTTGACGAACAGGTCTTTCCCAACGCAGGCCAGTGCCGGGCAGTACATGATGAAATCGGCCCACAGGCGCCCGGTGATCCAGAGTCCACCTTGGATCTGGTGGATGTACTCGGACAGGTCGCCTTCGCGCCACATGTCGATGATCTTTTCCGGCGAGGCCGGGCACTTGATTTCAATGAGGCCGTCGCGCTCAATGAAGCCATCCGTGGAGTAGCCAAACAGGCGGTCATCCGTCAGCACCACGCCTGCCTCAGTGGCCATGTGGCCAGTGTTGGCTTCATATGCCATGCGGGCCAGCGGCTCCAGTTCAGTGCCGCGCTTCATCTGCCAGGTGACATAACCCTGATCGGCCGCTTGGGCGGTGACGCGCTCTAACGCCACCTCGGCGGCATAGCATTGCAACTTAGAACTCGGCGCACCGGATTTGAGCTTGTCGCACGCATCCTTGAAACGGCTGGCGGTGATGACGCCGCAACGGGCGGCATGCCATTCTTCCGTGCCCTGTTCGCACTCGATGTAGATCATCCTTCGGCTCCCGGCTGGTAGTCGACCGGCACCGGATCGGCAGGCGGCAGGGCGGGGATGGCGTCGGCAGCCTCTCTTGCTTGCAGTTCGGCCCGGTGCGCAGCCATGGCATCCTTGAAGCGCTTGTTCTTGGCCGGGTCTTTGATGTTCTTGGTGTGCAGGCGCCAGAAGGCCAGGGCGTCGGCGTCCGTGGTGGTGGTTAACCCGTCCGTCAGCAGGGATTCAACATCCACTTCATCCACAATCTGCGCGGCACCCATATCTCGCGGCTGGCTGGGCGCGTGGTCTTGCGCCTCTTCCACCGTCAACATGCCGCCGATGGCGCCGGGATAGACCGCTCGCACACCTTCAGCGATGCAGCGGGCGCGCAGCATGGCTTGCGGGTAGTTCTTCCAGTTGTCCTTGCCCGTCAGGCCAGCTTTCTTGGCTTGCTCGAAAGTCCATTCCACCTTGAGCGAACCGCCCGAAGGGTGAGAGAACGTGCCGCAAGCGCGGATGGCGGTGATTTCTTCCCATGCCACCTTGCCGCCTGCCGCCTGGAAGCGGGCCAGGATCGAATGGGTCTTGCGCGCCGGCCGGCCCTGCACGATGTCGAAATCCTGAATGGCGGTCATCGGGTGCAAGCCTTCGGCCTGGGCCAGCAGCATCAAGCTCATGGCCTGGGACTCATCCTTGGCGCCGAACAGTCGGCCCCGAACGATGTAGGAGGCCATGCTTTCCAGGTCGCTCATTGGGACCAATGCGTTATTCATTTTTGGATGCTCCAGTTCTCGGTGATGTTTTGCACCGCAGGCAGCAGGGCTTCGCGCCGGCAGGCTTCGCAGTTGCAAGGCGGTTGATTGCGCTCGCGGGCTTCGGCGGCGTACTTGGCGGCGCGGTCCAGTCGGGCTTGCATACCAAGCGCCACAGGGAAGCCGTATTCGTTGCGCAGGTCCAGGGGCAGATCGGGAACGGGGGTGGAGACTTGGCCGATGCTCATGCTTGCCTCGCTTCCAGCATGGCGTCAGCCATTGCATATGACTCGCTGGCGTACTGATCGACGTTGCCGATTTGGGAGCCGTTGGCATCCTTCCATTCTCCAAACGGGATCGTCATCAGCGCATGCATTGCCTTGGCGGCAAAGTAGTCGCGTAGCGTCATGCCGGGCTGCGCATTGCGCATCGTCATGTCGTCACTGCCGAAGTCCCATGCCAGCTTGTCACGCGGGAAGGCTGGGCCGCCGTTGTCAGGCTTAGTCATGCCAGCACCTCGCAGATCAAAGCCGAGATGGCATCGCATCCATGGGAGGCGATCACAAGCTGGTCAATGCCAGCGCCGCGAACGCGATACAGGCCGGGCTTTACGATGGTGGCGGTCATGCTTCACCTCGTGCCCTGGCAATGGCGGCGCGAGCTGGTCCTAGGCCACGGATTAATTCCGATGGCGTGGGACCGAAGTTGTCCACCATTAAGAGCAGCGCTTCCAGCAGATCAGGCGCGGCGGCGATCAGGCGGGCGTTTGCTACGTTCTGCGGGTTGCTGTTGTTGTCGGAGACGGTGCAGACCTCGTATTCCTGAGCGCCGGACTCGATGCATCCTTCGACAAGATTGGTGGAAGGCGTGTACTTCCACGGCCCCAGCGTATGCTTCGCGCTCATGCCGTCACCTGTTCTTTCGGGAAGGCCAAACCCACCACGCTGTCAGCGCGCAAGCCCTCGCAGCCGTTGGAGAGGAACATCGCCAGCACATGGCGG